TAGTGTCCTTTAAGTATGTACGGGGTTAGGTTGGGTTCAGAATAGTCAGCACCTTTAAGCACTTTACCGTCTTCACGGTAAATCGGCTTACCATCTGGGCCAAGTTTACTCATATTGCTACGATGTACTTCGTTGAAGCATGGATCAAGTTCGATACCGAAAGCTACACCAGCTCCATATGTAACATATAGAATGTCGGTCAAAGCGTCAGCAATCTCTACCATGTCATCATCTGCTAGTGCGTCTACTAATTCGTTCAACTCTTCAGCAATTAGATCAACTCGTAGCTGTGCTAATTTCTGGTTAGGAAGTGTAGGTCGCTGCGGGGTCTCTTGACCAAACGTGCGCATGAAGTTCCACACTTTGTTGTAATTACTCATAATTTATCCTTCTCTATAATATTTTTTTAAACAGTGAGGGCACGTAACCTTCTCAATTTCTTTTACAGATACAAACTTGTGGTCTTCTTCTCTGATTGCTGGGTGAATGCCACAGATGCTGAAGCCTTGTTCAATGGTGGCATGTACTATACTTCCCACTTTGTTTGCTCCTCTAATGCAAAGCGTGCCATCTGGACATACTCTCGATCTTCCCCATCTAGTACATGAAAGTATCCAGAGCATATAGAGATCTGTTGTTCCGTCTCTACCTTGTCAGTGATGTGACATTGCGTCTCCATCATTAGCTGAAGTTTGTCCATGTGGGCATTAATCTTAGCTCTCATCTAGCACCTCCAGTGCTTCTCAAATTCGTCATCTAGAACCTCTAGACTTCTCTTGTTCTCGATCTTAGGCTCAGATGTTGACTGACCCCACCAGAACTTTCTCTTTGCATTCTTAGCACTCTTGGCTACCACTTCCGTAGTAACCACACGAGTAACGGTCTGTACTACTTTGTATGTTCGTTCCATTATTCGAAATCCTCATACTCTTCTATGGTAACATCATCATGGCCTTTGTCTAACCATAGTTCGTAAACATGGTTGGCTTGAGACTTGCTTGTACCTTCGTACACAATTCCACTACCAGCGTCAATGCCAACTGTTACTACCCAAATCATCTTACTCATCTCTCACCTTTACTGTTAATATATCTAGAACTTGTTCTGTTGTCCAGTCTTTGATATATTTGTTATCTTCTACTGCTAGAGCCTTTACTTCATCTACATCTACTACACGATGTCCCATGACCTGCTGCCCTAGAAATAATTGACCTAACTCTTCATCTGGTTCCATAACAACAGTGTCCATAGCCCACTCTGCGGGGTCGTTGTCGTTTAGCTGAACTACATATCTCATACGAAAGGTATTGATTGCCTCTACTAAAACAAACTTAGTCATAGTTTCTCCCTTTCTCTGGCCAGCTCCAAAGATCTACATTGTCTAGGTTGTCTATACCTATATTTACTACTCTATCACTGTATTCTAGTACAGCTCCTTCAGGTGGTACAAAACCAATCGTGCGTACAAATTTGTCGAATACTTCTAAAAGCTCAGGAAGAGTGATCTCTTCTTTCGGGCGTATCTCTACGTCAGCAACTTCTGAGTATTCTAACATATCTTCGGGTGTTGTGTATTTTAATAATAATGACATTAGTGTAACTCCTTGCTGGTTAAGTTGTGGTATTCCTGTGCCAAAGGGCACTTCTTTTGTTTCATTCTTATTTCGTCTACAATTTTTAAGGTGTTTACAATGTGATCGACTAAGTACAGCTCGGTCTCATTTAACTCCTCGTCGTCTGGTAGGTCGAATATAACTTGTGCTATCTTGTTTGCAGCTATAGGATTGTCTACCAGATCATTTGCAGTCACTGCTAGCCAATCTATTTGGATTTCGTACCTAGGTATCATTGAGCTTATAAACTGTTCTATGCCTTTAAACATTTACGCTCCAAGGAAAAGCAGCCATGAATAGCTGATCTTCGTATTTGTGGGCTTCGATCTCCCAAGGTTGATCGTTGTAGTCAGTATCGGTATGATCTACGCCTTTGTAAGCACATAGATCAGAAGATAACTCACCTGCCCATAGTTGACGAGCATGAATAAGCTCGTGCGAAAGTGTGCGAAGTTGCATTAAGAAAGGAACATTTGTTGCTACTACAATGTCAACTTCTCCGATGTCACCTGAACAGTGACCATAGGATTGACCTTTATCTAGTTTCTTAACAAATGTGATATTGAGATCGGTGTGTTCGAGATCAGCAATATTCATATACTCAAGAGCATTGTTGACGAACATCTGTACAAGATGCAGTCGTTCTGTGTTTTTATATCTTACTCTCATTTTTTGTTTCCTTCTTTAATTTAGAAAGACATTATACATGAAAAAAGCAGTTAAAGTCAAGACTTATCGTCTAGAAGTTCTATCATTTTAGCTAAATACCACTGCGCTTTTTTGGAGTTCTCTACGGGGTCGTTCTTGCGGTGCAGTCTAGAACCTAGATACTTCAGTACATTGCCATGACAGTAGTCTGCTGCTCCACGGGTGCCAAGTACGTCTACTATGTAGTCAATTGTTTCAATTTCCCCACAATTATAGTGAGGTGGACTGTTTACCATATCTTGTGCAGCTCCAAAAGCAGAAGAGACAGCTTCGCCACCTAATCCGTCTTGAAACATTTCTGCAGTTCGTTGGTCAAATTCTTTCCAGTACTTTTTGTCAAAACTCATTCGTTGCTCCAGGTTTCAGCAGCATCCTCTACATAGTGAATGCTTTTGTTAGGGATTAGTACATCTTGTAGAAAGACTTGACGAACAAAACAACGATACCCATAAGTACCGTCGCTAGTAATAAATATCTGAGCCTTTCTGAAAGAAGGAGAAGATGTAAATGACATTAAGAATCTGTCTATATCACTTCTGTGAAAGGGGGTGATCTTATCCATCGTACGTCCCCTCAAGAATCTGCATAGCCGTAGTATGAATTAATTCAAATTCATCTACGTCTACAACTGACCATAAACGATTTATAGTCTCGTCTGAGCAGTCAGCTATAAAGAAGTTGCCTTCATATAGTAAGATGTTTACTGTGCGGGTTAGGTCGCTACCTTGGTTTAAAGAGCAGAACTGCTCTCCTTTACCCCAAGAGAGTCTGTTAGTAGCTACGCGGGCTAGGCTTATCGGCATTTTGTTTCCTCTGTTGTCGGTTTACGGCTGATTTATGTTTTCGTCTACGTTTATCGCTGGGTTTCTCATAAAACTCTTTTTCTCTTACTTCAAAGATTATGCCCTCATCCATTGTGTTTCTTTTAAACTGTCGGAGGGCTTTTTCAAAGTTTCCCTTTCTTACTAGTACTTTCATTCATAATTCCTGTATTTTTGCTTACGAGTATATTTAGTTTTATCTCGTTCTTTTTTACTTTTAAAGGGTGAATCCTCTGAGAATAGAATCATATGAGCTCTAGTCTTGGGAGCTTTTCTTTTCTTCATACTCTCCATCCTCTCTTTCTCAAGTACTCAATCTGCTTTCGTACCGCAGTTTCAGTACGCTTTGGAAGCATATTTGCTATTTCAGTATGTGTACGAATACCCGCCCACTTTTCTAGTAGGATTCGTTCGCCTCTTGTCCACGGTTCTCTTTTATATTTTTTCATAGAATGTATTATACGAAAATTTAAGGTATTTGTCAAGAAATTTTTTAAGTTGCATCCTAAAAATGTTTCTTGACAATTGCTGTTCATTTTGTTATAATAGCTGCATAAAATTTCAAATCAAGGAAGTAAACTATGGTAGAAGTTCCCAGTATAGCAGTATTTATTATCTGTCTCATAGGCTGCAGTGTACAATCTTTTTTCCTAGGAAAGAGATACGGTATTCAAGACTGCCTGGCCTATTTACAGCAAGAAGGCGTAATTGATCTAGAGGAAGAAGAAAATGAGCTATAGAACTCATGGTGGAAAAGGTGACAAACGAAGAGATACACTAGTAGAAGAAAGTGTAGTCGTAGAAGAGTGGGATCGAATATTTGAAGCGGGCGGTAAGTGCCCTGACTGTAATAAATATCAATGTATATGTCCTGAGGAGGAACAAGATGAAGATGAAACTTAAAGATAAATTAGTACTAGAAGCACTGACAAAGGCAATATACGCGCTAGATACAGCAATTAGAGTATTCGCTAAAGCCTCGGGTGACTTAATAAACCATAAGTGCGAGATACTAGCAAAGAACGAAGAGGGACAAGACGAGTCTTAAAAACGTCACATAACTAACCGAACTACCGAAAGGAGTTCACAGAGCACGCCGCAAGGGTGCTAAATGGAGTAATATAATGACTTTACAAAATCAATTAACAATGGCAGACTTTCCGAAATTTTTTCTAGGGTTTGACCGTCTACAATCTGAGCTTTTTTCTAATGCAGCAGACTCAGGATACCCCCGATATAATGTCGTAAAAGTGGGTGATGCAGGTTATCGTATAGAGCTTGCAATACCAGGCTGGGACAAGTCGGACGTATCTATAGTAATGCACAAGAATGTTTTAACTATAGAAGGTAAACGTGATAAGGCAGAGAGCGATGAAACTTATATCCATAAAGGATTAAGTGGAAAAGGTTTTCTAAGAAATTTTAAGGTCGGAGACTACATAAAGTTGACTAAAGCATACATGGAGCGCGGTCTCTTATGTATAGATTTACAAGAAGTAGTCCCTGATGCAGACCAGCCCATCAACGTAGATATTTTATAGGAGAAAATAAAAATGAATAAGGAAAATGCTTGTTTGATATGTGACTTAGTAGCATATACAACAGTAGCTTTTCTCCCCCTAGCATTGGTTATCGTAACCATAACCCAGTAAAGGATAAAGAATGAATATAGAACGAGTACAAAAACAGTTAGAGTTAGACGAAGGAGTAGAGCATAGAGTCTATCTAGACCATCTAGGCTACCCTACTTTTGGAATAGGGCATCTAATAACAAAAAATGACCCTGAGTTTGGAGACGAACCAGGAACCCCCGTAACCCCTGAAAGAGTTGCAACGGCTTTCGCAGCGGATCTAGCTATATCTGAAAATGAGTGTCGCGTTCTGTACAAGTTCTGGGAAGAACTACCAGAGGAAGCTCAAGAGATTTTAGTCAATATGATGTTTAATCTTGGGCGACCTCGCCTAAGTAAGTTCAAAAAGATGAATCTAGGCCTAGAGATGGGTGATTGGAAAGAAGCTGCTATGGAAGGGCGAGACTCTCGTTGGTACAATCAAGTAGGTGCACGAGCAGAGAGATTAATGGTGAGATTAGAAAATGTTGAATCTTGGTAGCTTAGTTGGGCCAGTTACTGGCCTGCTCGATAAATTTATCGAGGATAAAGATGTAAAAAATAAGTTAGCTCATGAAGTAGCAACAATGTCAGAGAGACATGCACAAGAGCTGGCTAAAGGACAAATGGAAATAAACAAAACAGAGGCGGCCCATAAGTCCCTGTTTGTAGCTGGATGGAGACCCGCAGTTGGTTGGACTTGCTGCTTGGGTATGGCTTCCAACTTCCTACTTATTCCTATGGCGAACTTTGCACTCGCACTAGCCGAAAGTGAGGTAGTAGTACCCTTATTAAATACAGGCGAGATGATGCCAGTATTGATGGGTATGTTAGGTCTAGGGGCGATGAGAACCTATGAAAAGAAACAAGGAGTCCAGAGAGACAAATGAGTTCATTTATAACCGCAGTAAAAGAAGGGCCGGTAAAAGTAAAATTCTCACACATCTTAACAGGAATAGAGTTATGTAAAAACGTAACTCTAGCTCCTGGTTTGATACCTCATGGAATCACCATCGGGGTCTCAGCGAATAGTAACAAAGTGCCCGTATGGGACCTAGACCATCTCAGGTGGATGGACATAGAAACCTCAACAATTATATCTTGGACTTAATATGTATTTCACAACTAAAAATGTAGACCCCTGCCTCATACTAGCAATGGAAGAAGCAGGAGAGTTTGTACGTGCTTGTAGTAAAGTAATTCGACATGGATTAGATGAAAAGAGAAAGGCCCACCTAATCGAAGAGGCAGGAGATGTATTAGCAACTATGTATCTTCTAGAGGCGCACGGTCTGTTTGAACATGATGAAGTGATAAAACGTGCCAAAGAAAAATTAATCGTTTTACAGAAGCGAGAAGAAGAAAATTCTTGACATATACTCCCTAATTTGATATAATACTATTTCAAATTTAAGAGAGTAAGTTATGAATTTATTTTACCTAGACAAAAATTTTGACAAATGTGCAGAGTATCACGTTGATAAACACATTGTCAAGATGCCTTTAGAAGTTGCACAGCTATTGTGCACGGC